TCTTCTCCTAAATCCGTTCGAGTCCCAGTCAAGTACAAATCCTCAACCTCTTGTCGTGAGGGCAACTTGAAATCTGGCCACACCGCTGAAACTTCCTGCGCAAGTTCTTCAATCATCTCCGTGAAGTCATCATAACCAAAAGCTTCCACGTATGCTGCAATAATAGCGCTCTGAATAGCCTTCGGTTCCTTGCTCCTCTGCCACTCCAGAATTGCCACAATACGTTCGCGCTTCAACTTTGGAATGTACATCGAATTTCGCTTCATGAATGTGTGTGACATGTATTCCACCTCCTCGATACTACGGTAAGCCTCGTCAAATGAGTAATTCAGCTCCAGTTCGCGCATGTAATCGGCAAAATACTGCTGTATGAAGTCTTTGTCCTTTGTGTCGGCATTGATAAGCAAATCATCTCCGTTGCACACGTACAGTATCCTCATTCTATGTCCATGATCCTTTTCCACACGCATTCTGCAATACTCCATAGCTATGATTAAACACATCGTGTTGTCAACAACTGTGCTTGGTTGGCCACTGTTATTACCTCGAAACTTCTGCACAATCGTCCCATCTTCAATTAAAATGCATGTGTTTATAATCTGCGTATACAAATTTGCCAGCATTTGTTCAGCTTCATCATCTTCCGCCATGAAGTATTGCCGTATGTTAAGAATTGCATTCATCAGAAGTGGAGTGATTGAACTATCGAATTGAGAACCATCAGCGTCAATGAACCACTCGTGCACCATTAAATTTTTGGCCAACAAATCCCAACCTCCGTTGAACTTATTGATGCCGACAGTCCATGGTCCGCGCAAATGCTTTGTGTAGAAGAATTTGTTGAACTCATCAACCACAGCTTTGGCACCCATGAGTATATCAATTGGTGCTGATGTGAATGTTCGCGTTTTGTTCGCCACAACCTTTGCCTTCGGTCTCAACTCAGCTTTGAGTAAACCAGACCATACTCCATGTCCGTTACTGAGTAGCTTCGCTGCACTCAGTTCAAAAAATTCATTGATTTCGTCGCTTGTTGCTCCGTCAAAGTATGCTGATTTCTTCCCTGAGTACAAAGCTCCCATTGCGGCATCCAAATTCAAGTCATTGAAAATTTTGCATCCATCAAAGATTGGTTGAAATTGTCCCTTTGAAAATCCGGCTATTTCTAGAATCCCAATGGTTGCGACCACTGCCTTCGCAAAACACACTTCATCAGTCCCTCCAACAATTATGTCTTTGTTATACTTCAACACATCCTTGTAATATGCTTCATGTGTCAGAACTGATGGTTGAAACCCGTTTAAGAAAGGTGTTACCATTGCATTCCACTTCGGGTGGGAATCTAGAAATTTAATGAATTCAGGCCTCTTTCCTGTTATGACATGCCTTTTCGACATTCGGTTTGGAGCATAAGCGATAGCCTTGAAGTTCTCCCCACAGTATTTCGTCATTTGGAGACTTTGCCAACTAACCAAGTCGCTTATTGTTTTGGTGAATGGGTATTTGTCTGCTCCATTGGCTGCAATTAAACCGCACAGATCAACTTGCTCATCTGAAAATTTCCATGGAACAAGTGGTGTTACGGATTTTTCAGCTAAGAAATCCATGACTTCAATGGTTATCGGCGTGAAATAATTCTCGCCTTTCCCTCCAAGATTATGGAACCCAACAACCTTCAAGTCTGCTACTGCCACTATAGCGCTTCCACAATCTCCTGGTCCTGTCGAGATTCTGTGCTTCCACAAACCATCATGTCGATCACCGAATGGTGTGATTGTTGTTTCCGCTGATTGCTTAGCGACCCATCCAGTTTTCTCGTATTGCATGGTTACTAACATTGCTCGTTCTCCTTCCCGTGGTGGTCTGAAACACTTAAGCTTCCGTCTTGCTTGGAAAGTTGGAGGTAAGGTTAATGCAACCAAATCCATCATCGTAAACTTTGTGACATGCTTGTTGGTGAGTTTTCCAAGATTGTATGTTCCAAATTGTGTTAACATGCGTGTTTCCTTCTCTTCTCTGTTCCTCATCCCTCGCGTGAAGTGATACGGCGCCAAGAGTATATTTCCGACTATTAACCCATTCAACTGTTGGTTGTCCTCAACAAGAATTACCTGATTCTGATGGATATGATCAAGTGAACGTGCCCCTTCAAAGGTTGATTTGTTCTCGTATGACACTTCTTTCTCAAACGATGGTTGGGTTTGTCGCCATTCTCCTCTGTGGTCAGCATGCCCAACAGGTAGCCCACGCTTGTTAACTTGGTTTGGCTTGTGAGGTGCCAATGCGACCTCACGAACTTTGTCCCCTTTTCTGAAGATGGCTAGAACTCGCTTCGGTATTTTCTCGTCAAAGAAATCGTCATCATCCCAACGATTCTCCACCATTTCTGTGAAGGCTTTCTGTAGATCCATTGCCTTGGCATCCTGATGCACTGAAAAGTTAGCGGCTATATCTTTGAATTCAACCGAATCGTACATCTTTGGATCAAATCCATAGAAATGCCAATATTGGGAAGATCGCTGTGTTTCGGTCTTTGGCACTTCCCTACCAAATTGCATTGCATATGCATTGGTTTTCTTCTTGATTCGGTCAGTCCAATCTGGTGCATGATTCATATTCTCTTGAACCCCATTGTACGAAGTGTCGCCGGCGTCATAGTATGTGTATTCATTACCACGCTCCATCTTCTGGTCTCTGGCTGACTGTCGCTTCGCGCTCCTGTTGCGTGCTGCCTTGCCCTCGAATTTAACACTGCGCTTCATGCGACGGTAGTACATCATCACAAGTGTTGTACCAGCTATCGCACATGCAGTTCCCACCGCAAGATATGGAAGCCATCCATAATCACGCTTCTCCAATATGAATTCATCAATGAACTTTGCTGGCCCAGCTTGGTATGACACATGAGAAGCTATGCTTGGGTTTTCATCAAGGAGCTCAACTAACTTTGTGTAATCATATGTCACTGCCGCCTTCTCAAGAGCTGTTTTCTGGTGCTGTAGCACTGAGACATTCTTTCTAATGCGATCCATCGCCTGTGTCAGTCTACCAGCAACGTTGAAATTAGGAATGAGCACACTGCAATATGTTGACTGTTGTTGCTGGAACGCCTGAGTGAGATTTTCCAGTTTTGTCTTCTCGCTAATCAGTGCTTGCTCAACCATGTACAGTATGGTTCCCACATCTTCAGGATTTGCTGACATCTTCATAGCCACCTCTCTGTGGTTAACTGCTGGCACACGCAACTTGATTGATGTTGGGACTTGAGAAGCCATATACGCTTCACCAATCCTCTCTGCAAATTCAACGCTAACATCATTATGGTGAAATGGGAGCACCAAATGGTGTTTCTCATCAGTGCGCATGTATCCCAGAGTTGCATATTGACCAATAGTTCTGAACCTGTGAGTGTCTACAAGCGTCTCGTAATACGGTGCCAAACTCGTGTTTCCTGGTGTTAGCAAGAGTGACTTAAATTGTTCGTATAACCGTGTGGCCATGGTTCCATCTCTATTAATCATCCACACCATGTATGACAACTGCATCTCAAAGCGTGCTGCTGTTCGAACTTGCTCTGCTGTAATCTTTCCGAATATGTGCTGATCAACATTTTGCAACACTGGAGCAACACCTAGTCCAAATGCCAACAAGGCAGCTTCCGTAGCTGTCACTTCATCCAAGGCGAACGATGCGTCTATCTCATTTCCGATTTTCCTTGCGTATCCCATCTTCATCCGGCCTACTCGTCCCAATCTCTGAATTCGGTCTGATTTGTTGATCAGTTGGCGCTTAACTGTAATCATTCGATTGTCGCTGTCAATTGCTGGCACAATCTTAAAACCAAAATCAACTACAACGTCTGCATGCAAATTCACACCGTTTTGAAGGATGTTTGTTGCAAGGATGTATTTCTTTTCTGCTCGGAGTGCTTCGACATCATCCATTAAGCTAACTTTGTTTCGTAGGTGGCGACTGTCTGCCTTTATGACTCCAATCTTTGGGTTCTTGCTCAAAATGTCAGCAGATTCGTCAATCTCGCGGAACGATGTTAAGAACACTATGATAACATCACCAAGAGTGGATGCATCGTGGGCTGTTCCCCGGCCTTGCTCCTGCATGAATGTCCTGTGATCCATAACTGGCCATGTTTTGACATCAAGTGCCTGCTGTGTTTGCATGTCTCCATTGACGGTGTTGTTCGTAGCTGTTAACTTAATGAGTTTGCCCTCCCACGTTGTGCTCTTAAGCCAGTTGTAGAACACTAGCATTTCTGCCGAGGTTTGATGCACTTCGTCAAAAAGAATGTAGTCATACTCTGCAAGGTTGTGTGAGTTATTGTACAAATAATGGAGTGCATACCCATACGTGGTTACAGTTATATTCGACGCCGTCATAACCCGATGGTTCCTCATCATGGCGCTGATACTTAAATTCCTCGTTGCTAACATCGAATCTTGCAAATTTGTTACCAGCACGCGGGTAGGTTCGCAAATCATGACACGCCCATTCCGGGAGAGCGTTGCTGGAAAGGCTGTAGATTTTCCACATCCAACATGTCCTATGATGAGAAATTCCTTCGCCTTGTGTGTCTGCACTTGTGTAGCGATTTCACCAACTGTGTCTTTTGTCATTGTTAAGCTTACATGGCTACCATCCAATGGTGCGTACCCTTGTTGGCCAGAAGTGATTCGAGTTTCAAACCATCGTTCAAACGTTAAAATGGCTGGTGGAACTGCTACTTGTGTTGCCTCGTGATCGTACAAATGCACTTCATGAAATGCTGGGATGTTGCCGAGTTGATTTTTCAAACTTTCAAATATTCCACTCTGGTATTCACAGTTAAACTTTAAAATATCAAATATAGTTCTAAATTTAACCAAATTCGAATATAAAGCAGAACTAAAATCTACAGAAAAGAGTGAAGCTATTATATACAATACAGCCATTACTCGTGTTATCCATGCTTCCTCTCGCTTCCCTTGGTATTCAACCAATTCGGTGCTTTCTTGCTCCTTCTCCCACTGCAGCATTTTTAAGATCTTCTTTAATAAATATGCTCCGAAAACGGTAGAAAGGCCTATGAGTATAACTTGCAAGACGTTCGCGGCCATGTTGTAAAATACCCACCTGTAAGCGTTTCCGCAAAGGTGAGTAACCTTCCTCCAAATCCTCAAGGAACTCCCTTTGTAGTCTCTCGGCTGCTTCGGTCCTCGGAGATAGCGTGTCAACCAGTTGTCTCTTAAACTCTCTAGCACTTCTCCAACCTTTCTTCCTGGACCAGAATATGTGAGTCGTAAAACGGTTCCATGAAAGTTTAA